AAATTAAACACTGGTTTCCTTAGTCATTTTTTTCTGAGTCGGTTGATGGGGATACCAGTAAACGCTTAACCTCTCGACTTGGGTTTAATATTATACTAACTGAATTATATTGCAAGTATTAATTTGCATTCTGTGCCATTTAATTATATATTAATCACATCAACAAATAATTAACTTATATAAGCAGGTACACAATGGATTTTGCAATAACACTAAAGAAAGCAATGATTGACATGAATATTGACTCAGCAAAGGCGCTAAGCGATAAAACTGGCGTTAGTAGCTACATCACTAGACGTTTACTAAAGAATGACGGCACATGTTGTTTAAACGACCTTAAAACTACCGCTGATTATCTTGGCGTTAAAATTACTTACACTAGTAAAGGGGAATAAAATGACAATCAACGATATGCACCCGACTGATTTAATCGAGCACAGACGCAAGCAAGCTATAGATAATCGAAATAAAATAATTAGTGATGCTAAAAATGATACTGATGAACTTACCTTTGCCGGTTCAATATCAGATAAAGCACAAGGCGAAGCTGCACAAAAAAGACGAGCGCGAATTAATGCTTTAGAAATGAAACGATTATTATCAGCTGATGATACTAGCGAGTTAAAAGAAATGATGAAGGATTTATGATGAATAACATACCACCAGGCGCAGAATACTATTATAAGCACACGTATTATAAATTTGGCGAGATGTATGCGTTATACTTCGCTAATGGCTCATGGAGACAATCAGCAAGTGTTACAAATGAAGAGTTAGCTTTAAGTGCAACTAAGATAAATAATTAAACCACCACACAATAAAAAGCCCTAGCATTGACTAGGGCTTTTTCGTTCGGGAGATATAAAGAGAGAGGCTTTATTTGCTAATCATAGCACAAACCATTTTAATCTTCTAGCTCTTCGCAAGGTGACGGGTTTTCTTCAAACCTAACCGCTTTAATTGTCTTGTCACCGTTAAGCATAGCTTTCATTATTCTATGCCTGCCATCCATCAATTCGCCATCTTCATCAAGTATTATCGGATAACCTAAGTCTGCATCATTAACTGTATTCATGTGCATAACCATATCGCGCAAAGTTAAATTGTTATAAATGTAATAAACGTTTAGGTGCTTAAGCGGTATTTCCATGACTTCAAAATCTTTAACTAGAGTCAATAGTCTTGCTATCGACCAAAGATAGTTACCAAGCTGACACTTCTGCCCTTCATCTATTTTAATAAATTTACGTATCATTTAATCATTCCTTTCTTTCTCATATTGCGCTTAATGCGCCTTGCCTTTGCTTTTGATGTGCTAGTAAAGTGCCATTGTTCGCACAACGGGCATTGATAAATTATTAACGCTTTTACTTTACCAGCTCCGTATACTTTATCATGATGATAACGTTTAGCCTCTTTTTTAGACTCAAACGCTATCTTGTTGCATGTCATTAGCTTTCCTTTTCTAGCTCTTCAATTTGACGCTCTAGATACCATTTAGCTTTCTTTAAATCCTCAAGCCCGTTTTTTCTTTTGTATCTTGATACGTATTTAATTACGTTAGCTATACACCATGTAAAATCACCTTCGTTAGCTATAATGTAATCTAAAGGCGAAAGCTGCATATCTGTGTAATGATTCGGTTCTATTGGGTTATCCATTCTATTCACCGTACTTTTTAACGCACTCTTTAAGATGCACTTGTTGGTTTATTTAAACTATAAGCCCAAGAGCCCGCCTAACCTCTAAATCAATATGATATTCCTTAGCGTTAGTGTATGAGTGAGAATAATCACCGCTGCAATCACTAGCACCGCAACAGCAAACATCAGGATCAACTTTTCTGTATTTAAATTCAAATCTCTTTTTGAGTAACCACCTTTTTACTCCCATAACCTACTTCACCAAATAATCAGTTGCTTTAATATTAAACTCACTGTGCAAGCTGTTAATCATGTTATATCTCTCTTTGTTTGTTGGCTGGTTTAAATGGCGTCGATGCTTTTTAAATGGTCATAATCGAAATGGTCATACTCTCCGATTAACTCTATTTTATTTAAAGTGTAATCTTTTTCTTCCTTTACTCTCTCAGCTTGCGCTAAAATCAAAGCATCACTTTGATTGGCGGCACTAACGACAACAAATTCAGGCTTGTAATTACAGTTTGAGAACCATACTTGGTAATTGCTATACTCTTTCATCTCTCTATTCCTTATGTGTTGTTAAAATGCTTCGTGTTCAAAAATAATTTCACTTGGTGCGTTATTGTAAACTTCAGCAGATTCTTTATATAAAAATAACATACTTTTAATTACATGTGCGTAGTCAGAATCCTTATCATCAAGAATGTCGTAAGACCTTTGCGCGTCACTAACTTTTTTATTTGCAGCAACTCTCGCTGACTTAATACTGTTACTGTAGATATTTTTTAAATCATTCATTATATAAACCCTCTCTTGTTGTTTGTTATTGACTTGCTTTATTTTAAATATATAAGGTCATTAGATACGTATGTCATGGATGGGGTTAGCATCTAACTAAGTATCTTTAACCTTTCAATTATACAAATCAGTATTAACATATCATTTCACATCCGTGTTGGCTGACCAAACCATATAACCATGACTAAACTGTTATTTATCCGCGTATCTAAACGTTAATTTGTATAAAGATAATTCTTGATTGCTTATTTTTAGGCTTAGCTAGCACTTAGGTTTTTTACGATAACCGATAGAATTCGGCAGATGGAGGCTTTTTGATAGGCAATAAAAAAGGATACTTGGAACATGTAACCCCGTTTGGCGGAGGGTGTAATCTGACAGAATGACCCATCGAAATTACATGTTCTAAATACCCTTTGCCAGATTTACTTTTCAAACAGCCGCCAAGCTGCAATTACTATTTTACACTACTCTCCTTTATTTTCAAGTTTAAGTTTTAAAGATAATATCGCATTAAGCTTATCTGTATAAAACCCCTCCATAGAGATTAATTGATCAAGAGCGAATGATTCAGCCTGTGATTTTTTAGTAAAAGCTCTTTGCTGAAAATATATTTTTTCCTCGCTAGTTATCCATCCTGAGAATTGCTTAAGATTAAACACAACCTCTTGACGATCCCACTTGCCTGACATTACTCTAAACCCCTTTGGCGTTTTATTTACTAACTTATGGGTTTCAATTTCACCAAACGTTGCTGTGTATATCAATTCACTCATTACTTACTATCTCCTTGGTTAAGTGCCTCAACAAGCTCTTTAGCATCATTAAGCACATTGTAAGGTATTCTATCGAATGGGCTAGGATGATTGTCATAATCGTCATGTAGGTGCATATAATCAGAACCTAACACAAGAGTTTTGCGCGAATCTGATTTGTCGTATTTATTACCACCTGTAGCACATACTGACTTTAATTTGTCATAAGTACACCCACCATGGAAAGGTAAGTTATTCATAGCACCTTCAGGGTTGTTAAATAAACCGTGAGATTCAAATATATTAGCGTAAACATTCCAATTCCATTTACCATCAAACTGCCAAGCCTTTATTGTTACACTAAATGTTTTCTTTACTGCGACCTTAAATTCAACCACTGCTTTAAATTCTTCTAGTTGTTCGTTCATTTTTCCATCTCTCTATTGGTTACTCGTTGTTGATGAAATTAATATTAACACAATATATTGACAATGCAACAGACTTCTATCAGAATAGATACACATTCAACACAGAGAGATGATAAGCGCATGAATAAGAAAGGAACTAAGGGTTATTACATTAAGCAGATTAATCAAAAACGCCTCGAGCAACACGGAGCCGAATTAGATATACCTCATTGCAAACCTAGCGCTAGTTTATACCTAGATATTCTATTAGATGAGCACTTTGCCGCGTTAGAAAAGAAAGCAGCTAAAAAGAAACCTAAGACCGAATTGGTTGAGCCTGAATTCAATTTCAAGAATGAGCTTTTATTTCATGGCGCAGATAAGCAAAAAGCAGAAGATTGGATGTTAGTTAGAAAAAATAAAAAGGCAGTTAATACCGAGACTGCTTTAGCAGGATTTTTAACGGAAGTTAACAAGGCTGGAATTACTGTTGCCGAAGCAGTAAAGGTTGCAGCAGAAAGTAGCTGGTCTGGATTTAAGGCTAGTTGGTACGCAAACAGTGACCGATCAAAAAACAACACCGACATACTAGCGATATCATCTGCTAGTGATTGGCATTTAGAAGAAGATAAAGGGTTTTAACATGAAAGATTTATCAAACCTAGTTAATAACTACAAACCAATTGCCGAACATAAGCAATCACCAGTTATTGATGATTTCGCTAAAAGCATTATTGATCGAGTATTTGATAACCTAGCCATTATATTTCCTGCATGGAAGCACAATTGGAAAAGTGACGATCCGAATCAGCCTGATAAAGTTTTAAAAATGGCTAAGCGCGAATGGACAAAAGCATTTGTTGAAAACGACATTTCTACGTTAGATCAAATTAGCTGCGGATTCGCTAAAGCTAGGCGCGCTGAAACAGATTTTTTACCTAGTTGCGGAAAGTTTATTTCTTGGTGTGCGCCCGATGCTGAAGATTTAGGATACCCAAGCGAGCAAAAAGCTATGCGTTCGTGTGTCGCTTATCGCGCCAATGTAAAACTAGGGTTACCAAGCACAGCAAGACCGTTAATAGTTGAGTTGTGCAAGCGTGTTGATTGGTGGATGATTAATGCTGTTAACTCACAAGCGACACAAGCAAAAGCAGATAAACACTTCAAAGAGGTTTATATTGCGCTGATAGCATCTGATTACCGTGAGCCAGAAGAAACCACGCACGAGCGACTAGAGACTAGCGAAGTTACTAAGCAACGAATGAGTCCACAGCAAAAAGAAGATAGCGTACAGCGAGGATTAGACGCCATGAAAGCGGTTAGAGCTAAGTTAAAAGCTAGTAAGCTAGACAATAAACAACAATAGGAGATATAAGAATGAAAGATTGGGAGCTAAAAATAATGAATGAAAAGCTAAAAAACAATAGCTATTTAGTTACTTCTGGTCGTGATCTATTTTTATGTAACAAAATAAATGGCGAGTACATTGTTAAAAATAAAAATAAAGATGTAATAAAAAACCCTTTAAAGGCTATTAAATTATGAAGCATTATCACGGTGGCCCAATTACGCCAGCATCTTGCGCTATGAAGACTTGGAAGAACGGTTTTGCTTTTGTTAGTTGGGCGCACACCAGTCAACTACATCTAGCCTTAGATATTAGCCAGGGTGTTGGTATTGATAACGGTGCGTTTACTTTCTGGAAGTGCAAGCAAGCAACCAATTGGGTTCCATACTATGACTTTGTTAGGGCATTAAAAAACCATCCTAGATTTGATTTTTGTATAATTCCCGATGTTATTGATGGCGGTGAGATTGAAAATGACAATCTTTTATCAGAATGGCCTGAAGATTTAAAAGGTTTTGGTGTTCCTGTTTGGCACATGAATGAGTCAGACGAAAGATTCATAAGGCTATGCAATGACTATGACCGTGTTGCTATCGGATCTTGTGGCGAATATGACGTAACAAAATCTAGAGCTTGCGTATCAAAACTAAAAGATGTGATAAGGCATGTTGTTGATGAAAGCGGATATCCAATAACTAAGTTGCACATGCTACGGGGTTTAAATAAAAACATATTTAAACACTTGCCTTTTGCATCAGCTGACAGCACAAACATAGCTAGAAATATTGGTATTGATAAAAATTGGGAAAATGGAAATTACCAACCGAAATCAAAAGAGGTCAGAGCATACGTTATGAAAAACAACATTGAATCGGTAAACTCTGCTAGCTCATTAATTTATAATGAATCGACAGATAAAGTAAGTATACAAATGGCTTTTGAAATTTAAACAACAATAGGAGATATAAGAATGAACAGCAAAGAGAGGTACAACAAACGGATAGATGACTACATATTAAAACTTCACGACTGCGGCTGCACAGTTGAGCAGATACACAAAGAAACGCGCAAAAGTTTTTTACACATAAATAAAATGATAGAGAGATATAGAAAATGAAAAAAGTAATTATAAGAACTCGAGAGGGTGAGTTAACAGATGATATGTGGTTGTTTGGCATTAACTGTGCAAAGTCTTTTGTTAGTGATTTAAAGAAAGAAGCTTACGGTAGTGATTTGAGAGACTGCGGTTACTCAAATTTTTTTTTAGCGCGTGTGCAAATTTAAACAAAAACGGAACTATTAGCGTTTGTGTATTTAATAAAGCCAAGGGTTAATAATGAATAAAGAAACACAATCACAATACTATCAGCGCAAATATTAAGAGACGCAAGATAGCGCTTATTTGAAAATGTTAGAGAATTTAAAGGAGAGGGGTTAATTATAAAAGACTGGATTAATATGCCTAAGTTTATTCAGGAAAAACAAGAGCCATTTAAAAAGATAAAGGTAACGTTTATTGATGGTAGTTATATATTTGTCAGATTTAATTGCAAGGATGATTATGATCGGTATTCTTTCAGGTGTTTTAAGTTTAATTTTTGCAGTGTAACAGCACAGCGCGGTTTATTTTCAAACGTTACAGAGCAAAAGATAACAGATAAAACTAAGTCAATATGGTATCCATTTAAGTCACACTGGGGCCTAGCAAAAAACAGATGGCGCACAGATGAAAAAGTAAACCCTAAGTACCCTGTTTACATTGTATCAAAAGGCAGGTCTGACAATGGATTGACAACTAAATCACTCGATAAAATGGGCGTGAATCACTATATTGTCGTTGAAGCACATGAGGCGGCAGAATATAAAGAAAAAACAAATGCAGAAATACTTGTACTCCCATCTAGATATTTAAATGATTACGATACGTGCGATGAATTAGGAAACACAAGAAGCAAAGGCCCAGGGGCTGCTCGTAATTTCTGCCTAGACCATTCCAAAAATAACGGATTTAATCGCCATTGGGTGATGGATGATAACTTAGATGCTTTTCATAGGCTGAATGATAATGAGAAATACGAGGTTGAAACAGGAGCGACATTAAGGGCAAGTGAGGATTTTGTTGATCGATACAGTAACGTACCAGTAGCAGGGCTTAACTATTACTCGTTTTGTAAAAAAACAGACAAAGTGCCACCATTTATAAAAAATACTAGAATTTATTCATGTCTGCTAATTGATAATAATGCAGGCTATAGGTGGAGAGGAAGATACAACGAAGATACTGACCTTTCATTGCGAGTTTTAAAGGATGGCTTATGCACAATTCAATTCAACGCTTTTCTTTGCGGAAAGGTTACAACCCAAAGAATGAAAGGCGGAAACACAAAGGAATTTTATGCAGAAGAGGGGACTTTGCCAAAATCACAAATGCTTGCAGATCTTCATCCAGATGTTGCAAAAGTTAAATGGATGTTTAATAGATGGCATCACAAGGTTGATTATTCTGAATACAAAAAGAATAAACTTAAATTAATCTCACCGCAAAATGATAGTGGCCCAAATAATTACGGCATGAAATTGATAAAGGAACGCGGCTAGATAGTTAGCCGCTATGGTTTATTTTTTAAATAGCTTACCAATTAAACCAGCTACCGGGTCAACTTTATGACCCTGCGCTGAGTTTAATTTATCTTTAGCTTCATCACGTAATACGCCGAAATAAGCGTTTAGCCAAACAACTAACGGTGCAATTAACACTCCTGCAAACATATAGCTATTTTCTATTTTAGAAATCATTTCAACATCACCAGTAACGACAGCAAACAACCAGCCGAATACGAAAGCTATTGTTGTTGCACCCACCACTTGCCAAGCTTGATAAGCTATCTTAGGTCGCGTGGTGTGCTTTGATTGTGCGTTAGCTTGTAACATTACCTGAAGCGTATTGTAAGCCTCCATTTTAACGTCGAATTCTTTTTCTAATAGACTTGCTCGCTGTTCAGGTGGTAATGAGTTTAAAGCGCTATTAGCTTGCTCTACCGTTGCTGTTTCTGGTAGTTGTTTATCACCCGGTAAGAATTCATTTATCCCGGCCACGATTAGCGAGCCTGTACCTGGTAGTAGCGTTTGAATTAACCCACTACCTACTGTTTTTAATATATCGCCTAGTTTCATAATCATCACCTCATTTGTTTTGAGTATTTTAACATAGTTGAGATTTAATTGAATTAAAGCTTGCGTTACATGTAACAGTGTATTATAGTTACTGCATCAACAACGAAACGGCAGAAAAAAATGAAAAAACTTACTGAAATGCAAAAAAACTTTATTATTAACTCAGTATTGAACAGCGGCGACACTATGGATCAAGCAGAAGCTAAAGTAGCAAAAAAGGAACTGGAAATTAACAAACCTAAAAAGCAAGCATTTAACTGGTCTATTAATGAAGAAGATGAAAGCGGCATGATGTAATGAGTAACGAAAGAGTTAAGCAATACCGACTTAGGCAAAAAGAACTAGGTCGGTTAAAGCGTGAATACTACGTAACAGATAGCGAGCATATCGCTATCAAAGCAAAAATTAAATCAATGAGAGGTAAAAATGAACAAGCTAATAAATGACATTAAGCATATACCTGATTTTTACAAATCTATTTTAATGCTAATAGTTATGATTGCATATGTATTCCTACCGCCAGTTTTCAGCGATAAAAGCTATATATATGCAATGAGTGACTGGTTGCCGGTTGCTTTCGGTGCTTTTTTAAGTGCGTTAGTTTTAGGTTGTTGGATTGGTAAGTGTGCCGAGAGTGAGAGTAAATAACCTAAAGCACAGACGCAAAATAAAGCGTTAGTGAAGAATGAACGGTAAACTGTTTTCGTCATTTGATTGCAGTTGTTAGGCAGATTGACGAGGTTGATATGGAACTATATTCACATGACAGATACAAAGGCTATTTGCTTTTTGTTGAATGTTACGACATGCAAGTTGAAGATTATTGGCTATACGAGGGTATAGCCCAGTTGAATGGCACAACAATATTTACAAGCAAAAGTATTATTAGCGGTGCTAATGCAGAATTACAGTTAAAAGCGCAGATTGATGAATCTGCCTAACCTTTATGTTAAGCGCGTTGCGCAATAATTAGGAGTACAAAATGATTAAAGGGCACTATAACGAAGAAGCAATCAGAAAAAAACAACCAACTGTAAGCAATCCGCTTGAACATGTTGTTAGCAGTGAATTGCGTAACGCTATAAGAGAAATAAGCACGATAGTTAGGAGTAATTCATTATCTGGGAAAATGAGCGTTTGTGATGATGAGCTGTTTAGATTGGTAAGATTGTGCGGAATAGCTAAAAGGTTAACAAGGTAATTCCTGCTAACACTGCTACTAACGTGAATTATTCCGTATTTCACACATTAGACCAGATTAATTAAATTACTGTTAAATATGGACAATTAAAATATATCACGTTTTTTACGGTGAAATACGGATTTAATTAAATAACGGAGAATAAAAATGAATGATAAAACAGATAGACGAAGAAATGAGCGAGTGACAGCAGAATCTAGAAAGGTTTATATTGTTGCTACTGTAATTATATGTGCGTGCTTGGCTTGGTTAAGGTGGAGCGTATAATGATTGAATCACTAAGAAAAATCGGCATGATTGAAATGCCTAAAGTTAAACTGCCATCAAAATGCACGATAGATGAAGTTGCTAAAAAAGAGGCTATGAGATTGCTGAGGTTAAATGCTCGCGTTAAAGATATTGTAGAGATTACAGGTATACATAGATCTTCTATACTGCGCTACCAGAGCGATATGAAACAAGCCGCTCGTAGTAAGCGCACGAATAGCGCTATGGTTTATGTTGAATAGAAAGCAGGGGTAATTATGAAAGTATGGCTAGCTAAAACAGCTAATAATAAATTATGGCCTTGTGATGAGCTAGCCGAAACCAAGCTATCTAAAATCCCAGTAGGTGAGGAATTCGAATGGTCAGTAAATACTAAGCAAAACGGTAAACTGCATAGGAAAATATTCGCGTTTTTCGCTTTTTGCACTAAGCATTATTACGGTGATGAAGAGGCAGCAAAGGACGAGTATAGCGTTGATTTTGTGCGTAAACGCTTAACTGTATTCGCAGGTTACTATAAGCAAGTTTGGACACGTGACGGTGATAAGTTCGAGCTAGTGCCGCTATCAATTGCATACGATAAAATGACACCAGAGCAACGTGGAGAGTTTTATAAAAAAATAGTTGATGCAGCTTTGAAGCACGTATTCGATCGCACCAATGACGATCGAATACTTAACGAGTTGGTTAATTGGTTTTAGGGCGCCTCAATTAAATGTTATTCATACTTATAACTGTATCAACAGTGTTTAACCATGGTGTGATTGACTCCATGCTTACCGCCAATCCTTGTGAGACAGTGAAATGCTGTGCAATTGCGTTGGTGTTAGTGTATAAGGCACAGCCACGTTCCATTGGAGCTGAAGATCCATATTTACCGACCACCTGCCTTGATGCACTAAGAGCATCGCATATAGAGTAAACGCCAACATCAAAACCACCTGAAGCAGGATCTTCTATTATTCTTATAGATATATTTACTGACTGCCCCGATTGTGAAATCTTACTTATATTGCCAACAGTATTAAACCTGTTTTTCAACCCTTGCCCTTCTATTAGCTGCAATGGGAATGGGTAGTCATGAAAATCTAAAGCTTCTTTCTTAGATGTTACACTTAACCCCATGTCACTAGCTATAGCCTGAGCTGCCCATCTTGCGCCCTCTGCTTTTGGATGTGATGTATCGCTGAATAAGAAAGACGAGTCAACTTGATAAAACCCAGGATTATATTCAACTTTAACAAAATCGTCCCTTGTTAAATAATCAGGCAAGCCTATGTAAGTGCCTTGTGCCTCTTGCGCCGCTCTGCGTAGTGCAACCCTAACCGGATTATCTTGATCTACCCACCAACAAAAATCTGCAACAAATAGCGTTGTGTTGTATTTCAAGCAATACTCAATAATCCAATCTATACGCTGATTAAAGTTAGCAGCGTATACTGGATCTAAGGCAGCGTCTCCATAATCATTATGACCAAGAGCTAAAACCAAAGTTGCACCTCTACAACAGTAGTCAATCATTTGTTCAGTTGCAGGCTCTAATCTGCGACCTGATTGACTAAAGTTCTGTATATTGTTTTTTGTGCCTGTTTCGTAACCTATACCGGCAAACGTAACAGTGCCGCTAACAACCTTTACTACTATTTGGCACTTTCCATAGCCGTTATCAAGCATAGATGTTGCTACAGAAGTGCTAACATCTCTTGTGCCTGACGTGTCAACTTGTACAGCAGCGCCACCGTTGATTGTGTATTCGAAGATACCGCCTGATGGATCTGTTACATACCACAATCTAACAATTTCTTGAAATGTTGGCACTGTAAACGTTATTGAATCATTAGCGGCACTAGACTGAAAAGCTAGCCCTTGCATGATGTCCTCGCCACCACTTGTTGACTCTAAGCCTACCCAAGAGTTACCAGCGCTAAATATAACGTCATGCACCTCAGTAGTGACTATAGGTGTGTTCCACCCTAGCATAGGCGCATACCCGTAACCGCCCACACCAGATTCAGCTCTAATACAGCGTTTTACGATATTAACCATTCCGTCTTGATATAAATTACCCTGAAATGCACCGTGGCTTATTGAGTCTCCTAGCCAAATTACTGAATTTTCTAGTCCTTTCGGCACGTCATCTCTGTACCTTGGATCAAACCAAACTTTTTTTAAGTTAAAGCTAGCTGATCTTGCGCCTTGTGGTTTTGTTCTTGTATTGTATATTTGCTTATATTCTTTACCTGCAACAATGAAAGACCCATTGTAGTATTTGTTATTACTTGGTTGCGCGGTAACTACAAAATTATTCCCAAGCAGGTCTATATCATGATCAAATTCAAGCCCATCAAAATATGTCAATAGCACTGTATCATCAGCAACACCGTCACCAATAACGCCAACTTGAAAAGGATTTAAGTCGTCTTCTACTAACTCAGCATAAAACGCACCAGTCATAACAGGAGATTTTATGCTATCAGGGCTAGTTCCTGCTCGTTTGATGTATTTTGCGCCACCTTTGTTTGACGATGTATTGTGAACTGTGGTCTTCATGACTTTACCTATGGGTAAGTCACTATCTAGAGACATTGTAGCCACAGTATCAAAAACATAAGGTAGTGATGGGTTACTTATCATTGCGCTAGGCAGTGTGCCCACTGTAACCCCAGCATCAACAGGAACGGTTTGAGACTCATAAACAGCATTGTATTGTGCTGCTTCAGCATAAAATGTAAACTGACCGTTACTATCCGCTTTGGCGCCAGTTTGCGTGATTGGAATCAAACCTTCTTGATCTTCGTAAATAGTCGATAAACTTCCGCTAGTGCCGTTAGCTAGGCGCTCTCTAATCTCGATAGGAGCATCAGGGATAACGTTGTAAGGGTTATCCTGTTTTGTGTAAATTGTTACTGTATATGGAGATAGCATTATGATCTTCTTCCTTTGATGTTTATGGGGTTATTGCCCGAAGTTATTGTAACATTATTACCGTTTGAAACTATGGCAAAGCCCGTAAGCCCTCCCAATATTCCATCATTTGATTTTCCGCTTTCGCCAAACTTGCCGCCGTAATTATTACCTAATATTCCGTTTGATCCTACATTACCATTAGGGCCATTAATTCCTGTATCTATTATACCACTTCCATCTAATTCAACAGTACCTCCATTACTCAACCCTGAGTTAGTATACCCCTGACCGCCCGGACCTCCATTCCCCGCCTTTGAATATATTGGGTTTACGTTATTTTCCCCTACTGATTTCTCTCCAGATGCGCCACCGCCACCAGCCCATATGGCACCAGAGCCAACGTTTATAGTGCAATCAACTGTTGCCTCAAATACATTTCCACCATCAAAACCCGCACTACCAGTTTTTGAAAATATACCTGGATTATCTTCCTTGAGGGGCATGAACAAGTTGCCACCACCGCCACCCCTGCCGCCTTTTGACAGTATCGAGCCTCTGATTATGAACTCAAAACTAACGCCTGAAGCTTGTGCACCTGTGGTAAAAGCGAATAATGAAGTTGATGTTGAGCCTATTGTTACACCAGTATTTATAAGTACTATATAATGCCCTGCCGTTGGTGCAAATTCAGCGGATAAGTCGTAATTCTCTTTGTTTTCGTCAATTGTAAAGTCAACATTAACACCGATTAACGGATCTTGATAAAGCCTAAAATCAACCTTGTATTTCATACTACCTAAGTCTTTCATACTTAAAACTTGGTAGTTTTTAGATTGTGCTGATCCGTCCTTGTTTACTCTTTTACTACTTGCTATTGTCGCTATTGAACCGTTTTCCAATACGCTACCTTGAGTTTCAAAAACACTTTCTATATCTAGGTTTAAAGATAAGTCGTATGGCAATTCTTGCGCCCTATCTAGCGCCCGTTGAGCTATAGAAGTCCCGACAACCACATCTTCATTACTTGTCGTTAACCATCGATTGAAAAATATATCTTTTTCGTTTGTCTCGCCTTGAAATTTCGGCAATTCATTAGTTAAATTTATAGCCTGAAAAACAATTGAAAAGTTTTCCTCGTCCGTTGTTTTTGTAATATCATTAGGCGCCCAAGCAGTCGAGTATCGAGTATATTGCTCTTTCGGTAGCCTAGTAAACTTAATGCTGCCACGCTCAATGTGATCTTCTTCATTTAAAAATATAGGCGTTTGTGTAGCATCGCCAACAAGTTTTATTTTTATTTTTTGGTTTTCTTCGTCGTAATAAACAACCAGATCACCGTTTTTAATTAACTCGTTAATTAATGTTTTTACTGATGTTGATTTAGAGATATAAGCCGTTAAAGTTATCGTTGATGTTGCTGCGATAACATCAGTGTAATCATCTAAAAATACTGATTTTATTGGTGTATAGTTTTCAATCATATCTACGATAATTTCAACTACATTCACGTTGTCGTAAAATAAAACCTTTTGGATTGTGGAATTTATTGAATGGTCTTTTACTTCTGTTCCACCAACTCCACGATTAACAATGGTTAATACAAACTCGCTCAACACCGTACACTCGATAACCTCAGAATCTATACGCACGTAAACCGTTCCGCTTGCTGAGTAATCGAATCCAGGTGCGCTAGTGTAAGTTATTTCTGTACTGGATAATTCAACGATAGCGGATAAAACGCCCTGCGATGCAATAGGGGCCTTTGAAACTTTATCGTCAGCTAATATCAGCGGATCTAATGCTGATATACGCAAAGAGCCATTCGATTCGTTTATCGAGTCAATAACATATTCACGCCTAATAAAATTATCAGGATTATAATTTAATGGATCAAAACCTGTTTCGATTATTAATGGGCGTCCCTCTATATTGGGGTGACGCTCGAAAATCTTTTTCCATAAAGTCCCATCGCTTGTTCTTCTGTCAGCATAGGGGACGTAAGTGTCGCCCTCAACATGGTCCAAAAGCGTTAAAGATACTTTCGCCCTACTGCCAATTGTTTGCCCAGGGTCAACTTTTGCAGGAGTATGCGACCATGAGCTAAAGCCGTTAAAATAAATCTTAGACCAATCTAATTGAGCAGATGGAAATACAAAGTCTTTGTATAAATCTGCTTGATATGAGTCACCGCTACTACAAGTCTGTGCAAAGCCGTAGCATGAACCATCAACTTCTCCAGAGTGCTTTATATCTGCAACTCCTGCATCATGACTAGTATCAGTAGTGCCGAATTTACCTCGAGAAATTATAGTTAACTCAGTATTTGAAATTACATCTATTTCTATTATCTCATCGTCTATCAATAAAAAAGGATCAGAAATAATGAATGACTCAGCATTGCCGCCAGTGATAGCAACTGAACCGGTATACCCTGCACTTAAAGCACCAGTTAACGTTACCCGACCATCAATAACTGACTGTGCTGTCGTGTGTCTGCAAGCATCTAATTTCACGGTAGCAATGACAGCAATGTCTTGACCTGCCAATGATTTTAAACTGTTAATTGTCATTAAATATACCCGTTAATTTCTAGTGAAATATTAGCATAGAGGCTAGATGAATAAGTCGGCTTTGTTAGGTTTTTCCAATTCTGTAATCCATAGATGGTTTCATCTTTATTTTTTGACCATTTAAAATAAATAGGTTTGCTGTCTAAAACATGGTTAGAAAAACCACCCCACCATTTATCAAGATAATCAAACTTTATAAATCTAAAGTTAGCTTTTGCTTGGTTGCCTTTTTTCTCTCTACGCCCTACCAGAAAATTATTTCCTTCGGTAGTGAATTGCTCAACAGTATCAAGCGAAGCAAACTTAGAAGGCTGAAAGCCTATACTTGGTGTGCGCGGCATCACAATGGCTTTACCAATATTGATAGAGCCAATGTATAGCTTACTAGTAAAGTTAAGCGTTAAACGCTGTTTAGCACTCTCTAAATCTTGACCAAAATAACTAATAAACGGCTTGTTGTTTTTCAAACTTGCGAACTCAGAAACAACTTCATAACCTAAACCAGAATCAACCTCTAGCATTCCAGACAAGCCGGCATCTTGCGAGTTATGAACAGCAAAAGCAAAATAATTAATAGTTTCAACATTTGATTGAGTGAATAAAATTGTCACTGTGCCGCTATCAATAGATGGTGAATATTTAGTGTTATCTCGATAATCCAAAGCATTTAAAAATGTGAAGTCGCTATCTTCATTTTGTCCAGTATATGCTGAAGTTGGCAAAATAGAGTCATAAGCAATTAAACTAAAATCATTCTTTGCCGCGATACTTTGCGCTGTTGTGTCTACTACGATAATAGCCATTAACTTGCTCCACCTGTTCTAATTAATTCATTTTGCGCGTTTGTTATATTCAATACCACGTCGTCATCACCGCCATTAAATAGCACTAAAGCGGCATCCTTTACAGCTTCAGAAAATGCAGAGCCATCTGTTCTTATATCGACAGTTCTTGTCTTTACTGGTGCAGCATCAGCTTGCACAGGTTGACTATAACTCCCTGTACCTTGCTCTGTCGCACCTAGAGAGCCAGAACCACCACTAAAAACACTTGCTGCCTGCCCTAAACCAGTAGCAACAATAAGCCCTGCATTAACAGCGCCTAAAACTTTTACCTTAGCCGCAGCTGCCGTACCCCTTGCAAATGAAGTTGGATCGCCAGGTACTTGTTGTGCGGCAAATGCAAGCGTAGCCCCTGAAGCTGTTGCAACTGCGTTAGCAGAGAGCGCCATTGCTTTAGATATTATTATGCCTGCAATGGCCGCTGCCTTATTTTCTCTTCCTAAAACTTGTAGTAGCCCTATCGCGTTATTAGTAACGTTTGCTCTCATTTGATTTTCTGCGTTTGCTGCGTCTTGCTCAATTTGAAGCCTATCATCCGTAGATGTCTGTTTAATACCAGTAAGCGCATCCTCAAACGCTTGTTGTCTCAATAGTGCTGCTTCATCAAACTGAGTCATTAGCGCAACTCTTGCCTCTTTATCTATTGTTAGTTTTGCTAGTTCATTCTCAAAAGCAGTTGCTCTTCTTAACTCGTCAGCTATGTAAGCAGCACTTAAATCAGCATCACGTTGAGACAAATAACCTTGCTCTACTTGCTGCCTTAATGCCAGTTCAATTTGCAATGCCTCTGTTTCTTGCGCTAGGTTTATTGAGTATTGGCTTTGTTTGGTGCTAGTTGGCGCAGTGGGCTGTTCATTGTTAATATTGCCACGGTTAGTTCCGTTTGATAAATCTGGAGCGCCAATAATTATACCTTGCTTTTGTGATAGCAACTCTAACTCATCGTTAATCCCTTTAACCTTAGATCTTGCATCTTCAGCGACCTTTGCCAATAGCGAAAATCCACTGCCATTAGATGCCGCAAGTATAGCTCTCTCATCAGCCTTATCAGCCGCCTTAGTTGCTATCGTTAATTCATCCCTTAACTCTTTCATTTGTTTATTGATATTTGCTAATGACGCACCTTTAGCGCCTCGAGACATTTTTTCTATTGATGCGGAGAATGCGTCCATCTCTGGAGTTGCTGTGCTAACCTTTCCATTTAAGTCGGTGACAGAATCGCCAAAAGTATAAAGCGCTGTTGCGGCTATTAATGCTATACCTAGTGGTCCACCTAAAAAAGCAATCGATGTTGCCAATGCTCTTGATGCTGCTGTTGCTATTACCGCTGTCCTTGTTAGTGCTGTATTTGCCGCAGCTAAAACTCCGGTTGCTACTGCTTCTTTTGTTTTTGCCGCTGCGTGCGCATTTGTAGCTATTGTAGATGCTGCTTTTTGAGCCGTAAGTCTTGCTGATATTGCAGATAACTCTATTTCTGCCGCTATAATTGCTTTTGATGATGCTACAGATGCTGCATTAGCCACTACTACCCTTTCTTCAGCGGCTAACCTTAAGCCTGAGCTAAAGGCGGCCGATTGCGCCCTAGCTGCGTTTGACTTTAATTCTTCAAGGTTCGCTAGTGTCACTGCGTTTATAGCCCTTGCCCTTATAACTTCTTGTAGAGCTAAATCTTTTGATACTATTATTGACTGTAATAGCACTCTGTTTTTTGTTACGGATTCCGCTGTCAGCGCTCTATCTGCAACAACCTGTTGTAGCGTTTCTTTTGATTGCTTGGCTTTAGCTATAGCGTCTGCGTTAAATGCCAATGCGCTAGATGCTGCCGCCTTTGTTGATAGCAATATAGAAGGTATTAGTTTAGCTGCAAATACAGATGCTAAAACTGCTGCACCATTGGCTATGTTTTCGATATTTTTACTTGCTGTTACTATTGCGCCACCTAAGCCGCCCATCACATTTTGAACTGTTGTTGAGCTGCCGATAAACTCAGTTAAGTTGTTATTGGCAACCTCGATATTTTGCGCCATTGTAGCTGTTGAATCATTAAATTTAGTATCAATAACTTCAGCCGCTTCACCCAATGCGTTAACTAATATTTTCGCGGTTATCCCACCAGTGGCAGCAAGATCTCGCAATTCGCCTTGCGTGAGTTTTAAAGAGCGCTGTAATGCTCGCATTATTTCAGGCGCATTCTCTGCTATGGAATTAAACTCATCACCGCGCAAAACACCTGCCGCGAAAGCCTGCCCTAGTTGGCGTATAGAACCTGCCGACTCAGCAGCGCTCTTGCCAGAAACTAAAAATGATTTAGTTATGGTTTCGGTTAATCTTAATTGCTCTTCAGTAGATAAATTAAGGTTTTCAGTTGATAAGACTAATTGTGTGTATAATTCAGAAGTGCTTGTAATCCCAGCACGCGAACGGTTAGAAATATCTAATAAGTCTTTTGTGCGCTCAGTTAACTCTTCAGTTGACTTGGTAGTTTGTCTAACTTGGTTCTGTAATGACGTATACGCATCAGCATATTTAGTTATTTGACCAGTTACTATCGCAGTACCAACGGCAGCAGCAACTTTTGACAGTACACCGAAAGAATTGGATGTTTTATCTACCGTAGTGCCTAGCCCTTTCATTTTTCCATCAAGCTTATCAGCGCTAGTTTCAGCGCTCTTAGTTCGAAGCTTAATATCTATGTACTTAGTAGTCGCCATTACTAGCCCTTATGTGTTTTGCGTATCTCAGCGTGTTTCTTTTGTATGTAATCGCTATCTAATGACAATATAGCGCTAGTAAAAATATCTTCAGCATAACCATGACAGCCGTACTTGTTAATGAAGTAATCAATATCTCGCTCTGATATGCCGAGCGGCGAGCCTTGACTGTATTCTCTTTCGTTGCTAACGCGAATAAATGAGTTATGCAAGTTACGTTGCTTTTCAGTTAAAATAGGCTTTAACTCGTTAAACTCTTCTATTGTACCGCTTTGCAGGTAAAGCTGTCTTATCGCCTCTTCATCTGCACCGTAGCCAATTTCATCACGATAGCTTATTTCTTTTTTATTGCTTCTAAATCCTTTTCTAACTCATCATGTAAATAGTTATTATAATCTGCTGCATGTTGTAATAATAAAAGATTAAGGCTGTTATAAAACGCAGGATTAAGAAATATAGCTCTTGCATTTTCCTTTGAATATTCTAATTCTCCGCGTCTGATCTCGATTGTACGAATTAACTCTCCGTTTTTTTTGTATTCAACTCTATCTCCTTCATCTAGCACACCACCCCAACCAGTTACACCGAATTCAGCAAGCCAATGCGCCATGATTAAATTCATATCAACATCACGCGCTGCAAAGTCATATAATCGAGATTTAATCTCTTGTACTTCCTTGTTAAACGATGGCGTGCCAGAGCGCCTAACGTCAAAATGCCCATCATATAAGTAGCACGGAGAGCCTTTTTCTTGCTTTTCTAAATCTTCTTCGTATTGTGATAATTTCATTTTAAACCCTGTCAAAGTTAGTCAAAAAATAACCGTAGCAGCGAGGTGACAAGCTCGTTTTCGGTAATGAACCTAGCTACGGGTAACTGTTAAAAGCTAGAGAAAATTTGGAATGTTTTTCCTGTTTCGTCTGCGCCTGATGCTGAGTATTCCATCGAGTTAGCAACGACGATATCACCGTCAGTAAATTCATGGTTAGATATTAAAGCGTTGGTTACTTCCATGATCGCCCATTCATCGCCCCATTTGAATTCAATAGCTAATGCTTGCACAGTGCCGTTTCGGTTTTTATCGCGCCAGATTGATGAGTTGGCTTTTACTGTACGGGCAGTTATTGAACCTGAAACTGTAATCGCACCGCGACCAAACTTTTCATCGATACAGCCTGCCGCGCCACCATCGCCCTCATAGTTGTTATTAAACTCAATCGACATAGTTTGAATGTTGCATTTAGAGTTAATGCCATTCTCGTAAAACGCACCGATATTATTTACAGCACTAACTACTGGAGAGTCATCTTTAGCTAAATCAGTTTGCCCTGCAATAGCAGCAGTACCAGCTAGAGGTGTTGGGATCTTAAACTCCATTGAACCCGTTACGATACCAGACTTATCAACAGTCAAAGAGCCTACACTAGCAAAGCAATCAAGGTAAGTTTCAAAATTCACATTGCCAGTTTTTGATAAATCAGTAATACGGTTTTGAATTGTGCGCAAAGTTTTAGTTTGATCTGATGAAGCTTTTAAACTTGTTAATACTACAGATGCGCCTGCACTTTCAGTTGTTGCAGGTGCTTCAGTAGTCGTTAACGTTGTAGATGTTTTAGAAGCTAATTTGTAACGAATATTAAGCGATGAATCAGCGAATCCACTCATGCCAAACCAGTCACCAACAGATAATTTTGTCGCTGTTGCAGTCGGCACTGTGAAGCCCGTAACTGTGGCAGCAACTGCAGTCGAAGCAACAGACGAGTTGTCAGATTGAGTGCCGTGAATTACTTCATTGAATAAAGAAATGGTTTCTTTTGTAACATCGAATTCACGAGTTAATGTTGATTCACGACGATCTTGTACTTGCTGTGCTGCCTGACCATCTGTAACAATCTCGTTAGAAGTCACATAAGTAGGAGTTGATTGCACGATGCCAGAAGTACCGCGAATAATTTTAAAGGCCGGAGTAGCGTTAACCGTACCCTCAACCGCTTGTGCTGCAATATGGACGGATAAGTCCGATCTTTCTAAACTAGCCATTTTATATACCTTTTAAGTTGTGGTTTATTTTAATGTGAGGCTATTGCCCCTCCATGTAAAATTCTATTGATGATTGTATTTGATACCAATTCCCAGTATCACCAACCGTTAAAGTTGAGACTGTTTGGCACTGTGTATTGTTAAAAGTTTGATTTTCGAATAATGTTTTTATAGCTTGGTGATCGACTAATTGCGCATTGTCATAACTGCCTTTAGGATAAAAGCTATCAACAACAAATAAGCCGTTAGTTATCTTAAAGCAGCCTGTAGCAGCATCGCTAACAGTGTTAAATGGAATTACTGTAGCTCTTAACCATTTCTTATTACTAGGTGTTGTAAATGGCGAATTAGGCGTGTTAGCTGTTGCCTTAGTGTAACCACTAGGCAAGTTATCAAGCAATCGCTTAACCAAATCAGCTTGTGTTAATGCTATATTATCTGCCACTTGCATTCACCACTCTGTCAATCTCATTCTCTACGAATTTCTTAGGCGCTTGCGTGCTGTAACCGTCATTAAGTCGCTCGATGTACGCTAAATTTGAACTAATTACAATCTCCGGATATTCGATAGACTTTGCCGAGTTAATGACATTTACACCTTCAATAACCGCGCTTGTTGCCTTGCGATTATTATCAATTGCACGAACTGGCCCACTAATCCCAACAAACCAGTTGCCACGCGCTCGACCAGTATCGACAGGAGTTACGCGAGTCAAGCCGTTAAGCAAATTGATACCTAACGCTCTAGCTTCTTTGTTAATCTCGTCAGCGATATAATCACCGACTTGTAAAGACTTAGCGAATGACATTATTTATTTCTCGCTTGTATAGTGTAAGTTGCGCTGGCTGCATCTTCGGTTACTCTAATTATTGATACTGGCACACCGTTAAAGGTCATTACCGTGTTATCTGCTCGAACATCTACAGACAATCCTTGTTTGACCATTTTGATTTTATAGTCACCAACTTGGATTGAGTCGCCTATATCGCCTTTACTGTATTCAATGCGAATGCCTTTTGTTACATCTGATTTTACCACAATATTCGATTGTGTGGCATAGTCTGATTCAACTTGCTGCAACAGAACTTCATCACGAAAATCAGCAAAGGTTTTATTGATTAGTTTATCAGCTAAAGTTTGAAAGCTTGCACGTGTAGCCATTACACTCTCACTGTTCTATTATCGTTGCCGTTATACTTCATTAGCGGCTTTAAAAATACGTCAGCGGTATCAGTGCGAATCATTGCGCTAGAACCGCCGGCAAAGTAATCAACTTGCAGCTCACCTAGTTTTTCACTAGCTATATTTTGAGTTTGACCGCTTACAAATAATTCAGAGTTTGCAGCCTGGAGAGCAAGTTCCATCTGTGCTTTTTTCACGTTTTTATGAATCTTATCAGTACCAACTAATGAATTGTAAACCGACAATCCTCGCCTTGGAAATGACAATTCTTGCTCACCCTTAACACGACAGCCTTTATACTTACCTTCTTTAGCTGTGATGTACTTCATTGCGATAATTAAAAGTGCCTCCCTATCTGGCTGTGTAGCCGGTACGCTTGAACCCTCGATATTCGCATAAGCTTTAAACTCTTCATCAGTAACAAACGAATTGGCATTCTCGACAATCGAACCATCTTCGATAATTAACTGAGTACCAATAGCGACAACGATTTTCCCTAAGTTTCCTAGCTCCATTGATGTAATATCAGTGCCGTTAACGCTCAAGGCATCGAAGCGCTTAATAGTAACGAATACTTTACCGACTTCGCTTGTGCCTGATAAGTTTAATGATAGCTGCTCATCACTATCAACAATAACGACAGTCGGGTCTAATAATTTAGTGTAAACCTCGTCACCGAAGTAAACTTTAATATCTGTAGCGGTAGAAAGAAATGCACCACCGAATGTTAAAACGACTAGATTATCTGAGTTTGATATAGCTAGATTTTGCGCCATGATTTAGCCCTGCTTGATTAATAGTCTTATTATAGCATGATGATATTTTATTTAATAATTTTGATAATAGTGGTCATTAGAGGCGTTAGTCATGGATGGTAGACTAAGCCAGCTTGTAGATTAAACAATATATATCAGTATCAACTATCAATTCACAATCCCTGTTGGCTGACCAAACCATATAACCATGACAAAACGTTGTTTATCCGCGCCTCTAAACGTCGATATATATTGAGTTATTACATATTTGCTACTTTAAAAACTTAGCTAGTTATGCGGATTTGTTACGAAAGTCCGAATTAAATCGGTTGAATAGATGGGAATGCTGGCAATAAAAAAGGCTTAGAGCGCGAATCTGGTCGAGTAGGCTAAATAAATAACCTCAGAAACGCTTTCTAAACCTTCTTTGTTACGTGGACTCGACTCCAAACAACGAGGTTATTTTATCATTAATAACTATTAAAAGTAAATATAGAAATTAAATAGCAAATAGTTTGAATTAAGTGTTGTATTCCTCAAATAGTTTGATATAATAGTTTCAAGAGTTACGAAACAACCAATCAAAACAAGAGAGAATATTATGACTACATTAACAGATACTCAAGAAAGCAAAATATACACAATTAACCAAGAAATTATTGATATCGTAGGTGGTAGCGATAAAGAAGCTTTTAATGAGTTGATGGCATCAAGAAACCCGTTGAGCGCGATAAAACACGCATACAAAATGACATGTAAAATTCGCAATGTAAAAATCAACAATTACTTTCTGGATCTATAATGACAGCAAGCAAGCAAGCTAAAGAGTTAGGCTTAAAATCCCTGACTCAAGTTAGTGAGCTAACAGGGCAGAGCTTACAGACTTTAACTAATTGGTATAACGATAAGTCAGAGCTATTCGAAGTGGTTTTGTTAGGCTGTGTGGTTAAGCATGATTCAATGGAAAAGCAGATTAAGGAGAGTAAGTGATGAGTGAGTTAAAAACAGTTGGCGCAAGATTGGACGTGGAAATATTTGTACATTGCCCTGAGTGTAATTACATGATCGATCTATTAAACGAAAGAGAGACCAATGGTGTTATGCACAACGATGATGGTGAGCTTCTTCGTCAAGTATGGCCTAGAAATGGCAGTCATGATGATTTCGAGTGCGAAGAAGTTACCTGTACCGAATGCAAAACGGAATTTAACGTGAAAACATTAGAGTGGTAATGAAGTTTAAAATCAAATGGTAACCAATGCGAAAACTAAGAAACTTTAGATGCAGTAAATCAAACATAGTATTCGAGCGCTTTGTTAATGACGATACGGGCGAGTTAGAATGCAAGTGCGGTGCAATAGCTAATCGTACACTTAGCGCACCTAAATGCTTTAGTAACACTACGGGTAAAAGCCCTAGTTGTAAGTCATAGCCCATACGCAATAAAAAACCCACGTTTTACTGTGGGCTTTTCTATTTTACTTCTTGGCTACTTCGACGCCTTCAAACTCTTTCAAAGCTTTGATTTTGTCTTTATCATCTGTACTGTAAATCCCATCTTTATCGAACTTCACAGTAACACGATCAAAAGTAACCATTCGTAACGGTTTAGACTCAAAAGTCATATTTCACCTATGCAGTTAAGTTGTGCATTAAGCCCATGTGAGACTTAGATTGACGACACTCGAAAGAGAAGTCACCTAAAATACGTACTGACTCACCATCTTGACCTTTAGCTGTTGCATCAATTGTACGCCAATCACCACCATCTGAACCGTTAGCAGCTGCCATTGGTACGATTGCCATTTTAGTGCTGTCATACATTAAGATCTCAGTATCAGCAAGGTTACTATCAATAACGATGTTGTTAACGTTACCGATTAGCGGCATATCAGAAGGTAATTGAAACACCGAGCCTTCATCGCTTGACCAGTCAGATAGACGTTGTGAATCATAGTTAGCCTTAATGATTGCGTGAATATCGCGAGCTTTAGCAACTGAAACCGCTAACGTGTTAGTGGTACCGCCAGCTAAAACGATTTGCTCGTTCAAGTTGTTGATCAACACTTGAGTCATAGCAGCACCGCCACCATCAAGCTTGATTGCGCCAGCTTGGTCATTGTAGAACTTCATGCCGCCAGCGTAACTGATTAACGAGTCACCAGTACCTTGAGTAAATCGACGACCACGGATAATCATGCGATCCATATTGATTGCTAATTGACGTAATCGCTCAGCTAATTGGAATTGCAAGTCGTTAGTATCACCATACTGCAATGTAGCAAGCGCACGACGAGACATATTGATCGTGGTGTCCATTGTCTGGAAGTAGTTCTCTGTCAACTCTGGCTGATAAAGATTATCTTCAGCAGCTAGTGAGTTTTCAGCGCGACCAACAGAGTCGATAGTTAGCACAGCACCAGAGGCGGTAGTTTCGGCAGTTGTACCACCAACACCACGAACAACAACAACAGTCGTTGCGTTAGTTACAGATGAAACGTACATAACTTCGTTGCCGTTTGCTAGTAACATGCCTGGGCGCAAAACTGAGCTATCAACAACTGTTAGAGTTGTAATTGCCGCGGTATGTGTTGCACCAGTAGTAACAGCATCAGCGCCTTTATACGCATCAGTCCATGATTGTTTATAACCCTCATACGGACGCTTTGCAGCACCCATCGCGATAGTCGCAAGGATACCAGTGCGGTTTTTGCGCGCAATTTCGAAAGCTTCGTTAACCATTTTGTTATTTAACGCAGCAGCTAAATCGTTTGAATTAGACATTTTTATTTACCTTTGTTTAAGTTTTCGGTGTCATTGATGCAGCTAAATAAGCTCCAACATCACCAGATTTTTTAGCAGCTTCAGCAGCTTCATTAACTACTTCGGTATTTGCAGGAGTTGTATTCCCACCAAGACCATCACCGCCAGAATTTTGTGGTGCTAAACAATAGGCTTTGCCTTCGTCACTCTGCGACCATTCTTGTATGTATTCGCTTTGCGTTTTGTCACCGATCATGGCTTTGCCATCAATGACTTTTGATTGAGATTCAAAAAAAGCCTTTGTTGTATTTGCAAACAACGGGTTTAGTTTTATCTCGTTCAATTGTGAGCTAATGCCATCCGTGATCAATCGTTTGGCTTCGCTCTGTTTGTAACTCGTATTTTCTTCTAGTAGCGCTTGTTTTTCTTTTTCCCAAGCAGATTTTTGTAATTCGCTTGCTTGATTCCAATTCTCAGCAGCTTTAGCCGCTTCAATTTCAGCAGTGCTTTTAAATGCCTCAAGCTCCGCTAGTTTTGCTTTTTCAGCAGCCGACAAAGTTTCAGTTTTAGAAACCTTGCCGAGTAATTCAGCGTTTTTATTAGCTAAACCCTCTGCTCGCTTGTTTGCTGCTGCAAGTATCAATTCGGCAGCGTTTTCTGCTGATAAGTCAATGCTTGCTAAGTCTTTATCAAATTCGTTTAACATGGTTATACCCTTTGGGCTTGTTAAGTGCTTTGCACTGTAATAATTCTAGTACATTTTACCACTGTTTTATATTAAATCAAAATTAAGGCCTTGACCTGCTAAATTAGCCGTAGTACGATAGATTAATAATTTAACTACGTGAGGCATTATGAACGAAGCAACAAGGCAATTAAGAAAGAAAGGTTACACTGTGAATGAATTCTTATTAATCATAAACAGAAAGCTTACATGGTGGAATACACACAAACACGAAAGCGGCAAGGATAATGACTTCCTAATGCTATCGATTAAAGGTTTAGAGGATAAATAAATGAATGTTGAACTAGATACAACGTACTTAGTATGGGTCGGAGTTGCCTTTTTAATATTCGCATTGCGCGAGGTTAATTGCTGGTATTGGAAAGTTAATAAGTCGGTTGATATTCAGCAAAAAATACTTGATGAATTAGTTAAATTAAATAAAGGAGAATAAATAAATGAGTAAATTAAAAACGGTCTGGGATGCAGTAAATGAGTTACGTGGCGATTTGAACAACGCTGCTCGCGCAGATACACAAACGTACCTTAAGTTTTCACTGGTTACCCATACTTGGCTATGTAGTGCCTCTTCGATAGCAAATCACTCTTACGAGGACGTTTGCACTATCGCTGAATTCAACGCACTAGTAGATAGTATGTCTCGTCATGCAGGAGATGAGCTTTACGAAAGATACGTCAGAGTAGCTAAAACGCCATTAAAAAAGGAATCTGAAGTGGATTACACGCCAGAAGAGTTCTGGAAAGATGCGCCAGAGGGTGCTACACATCATTGCGGTGCACACAACGAATTTAGCGAGGTTTGGATAAAAGACCTAAAAGAAGATAGCTACTCATTTCGTGTTGTTGGTAGTCTTTATGCGTCTGACGAGTGGAGGTGTACAAACCCTATAGTGCGTGATGAATTAAAATATCTAACGCCACGACCACAACCTAAACCAGTAAAGCAAGTATACACACAGGCTATGGCTGATAACGGCGAGTTGCCTAAAGTTGGTATGAAGTGCTTATTTAAAATGAATGGAGAATATAAGACGATTACTGTTTTATATAACTCGCAAGAAGTCATGGTTTTTAGCTATACCTTTGATGGGGTGATGGTTGAAGATGCAAGGGTTAAGTCATTTAATAATATCGACATTAAACCAATCGATCAACGCACAAAGAAAGAAAAGGCTATTGATGAAATTGAGAGCGAGCTTTCTAAAATTGCTTATTCAACTCGGTCAGCACTTGAATTAGCTTATGATGAATGGGTAGGTGAGTAATGATAGTTTCAAACGGAAAATCAAGATGCCAAGTAAAAAGGATAGATGGTGTAGACTTTTGTTTAAATGTAATGACAGGAGATGGCAACCCAATGCCACTAACAAGCGTCTATAAGTTAATTAAAAACCCAATAACAAAAGGATTGCTTGCTAACGGCTGGATCCATCACTTAACTACCCATCAATAGAGTCAAATGCAAGCTGCAACGATTGCTTCTTGCGTAATTCACCGAGTGGTATCGGTCTAAACAATTCATCAATAGTTAGTTTTTGAAACTGTTTAGCCGATAATCCACCGTTTACTAATAAGCTGCCGCGCTCTTTTCCTAGTACGTCTTGCACGAATTCAAGCCCTGCTTTACCCATGCTGCCCTGCTCTTTTAGCCAAGAGTAACCGAATTTATTTGCGCTTACTTGCTGCCCACCGTTAACACCATTACTAGCTCTTGTTGCTGCGCTGTCATCTATTGCATAGCGCTCATCTAAGATTGCTATAATACTGGTGCGGCAAGACGGATGAAAGGCAGGCATTGGCTTTGAGGTTGTTTTTACCTTCGTACCGTCAGCCCAGATAATTAAGCCTTTGTTATATACACGCCCGTTATCATGATGCCTACAGATAGTTGATGTCCGACCATCTAGTGTAGATATAATTTGATACCCGATTACAATATCATCATTCTCTTTTAGCGTTTCAGCACGTGCATAGTTTGAGATATGATTAGTTGATGTACGAACCATAGCTTTAATTGATGCGCGGTTTTGATTGGTTAAATAGCCATTCTTTCCTGCGATATCCTGTACTATTTGACCGGTAGTTCTGCCCGTTAAAAAACCAGTGCGCACGATATTGCCAACGACTTCAATCTGTGCTTTCTCCCAATCTTTAATGAATGACTCAAGAGTTTTTACACCGTTGCTATCTGGAAATATTAAAGGCTCAGCATTGATAGCAGCCCATACTTGAACTGGTGCAGGTGCCACCAATGCAACTGATGGAGATTTAACAACTGATTTAAGGTTGTCTAATTCCCATTGTGATTCATTGCTAGAAAAAGGCTCTAACTCAGCAAATAATACATCGTCGTTGTACTCACCATAAATTGTTAACGATACGCTGCGCCACTGAGTTACTAGTTGATTGATACGTCGAATGCTTTGTGTTGTCTCGGGTGCGTCCATCATGATTAATTTAAATTCACGAGTAAGGCGCTCTAAATACGGGTCGAATAGATTAGCTAAACGACCTGCGAAGCGTTGCGTGTAAATACCATGTCGCGTAGATTGATTGATCAACCGCTCTGTTGTCATTATTCCATGCCAGTATTGTTAGTTTCTATTTGCGCCATATATTCTTCTAGCGTTTTATCAGCGTTGATTAACTCGCCTTTTTGTAAAAACGTAAAGAAATCTTCAGTTGGCATCTTGCCCGCTAAATGCACAGCAAATACAGCTGATAATGTTTGTGCGTCAACGCCAGTAGGGTTGTAATCAGTATTTAATAGATACTCAGTATCTTCTGTACCATTCATCCACTTACTAACGAAATTAATAGCTACTGTTAACGCCTTGCTAACAGTAATAGCAATATTAGCAGTTGATGAGCTTTGCGATACTTTATCAAGCCCTTTAGCTTCTGCTGATTCAGCGCCACTAGTGCGAGGCTTTAATTGTTCAGCACCTAAAGCAGCCATGCGCACTTCCATGTCCTGCAAAGCTATACGTAAACCGTCTGCATTACCATCAGCTTGCAAAACGTTGAATTGCGCTTGGTCGTTGGCGTTATTCCACTTAACGCCATTGCCTAGCATCATATTACCGCCTGATTTAGCGCCTGTTTCAGTGAATATGGCGAATGAGCTATAGTGAAGCTTCCCGCCGTAATCAGCAAATATATTGTAGTGCTGAAAGTTAGCATCAACTAAACCAGTAATCGGTGCAGTCTCTTTGCATGGTTCTTCAACCCAGAAAAACGGAATTGAAGTCGAAAATTCGCCATTAATAATAACGGGACTTGCTTCGTTGACGATGTTTCCATCAGTGTCGTACATAGCCTGATGATAAACACCTTCTATTAATTCGAGTACGCGATATTGATCTTCAACCTCAACCTTAAAGCCTGTGCGCTTAGTTTTAGATTCTTTTAGGACCAGTAACGACAATTGCTCTACGTTATTGATAACTGTGTAATCCCAATTAATAATAGACTCGAATTTATAGTGTAGAATTTTAGGTCTAAGATTATTATCCTCTACGAATTTTTCACTTGCACCCGTAGGTGTTTCAGGTCGAGCGACTAAAAAGCCAGACCAATCTGAACTGATAGCCTCACGACAAGCAGCAATAGACATTTCTCGCAGAGTCGTACCTTTGCCATCGATGTTATCACGAATGAATTCAGCTTGTGCAGGCAACTCAGCTTTTGCTTCTTTGGAGAATATTAAGCCTATTAAGCCCTCAACTGTAATTTGTGTAGCAGCATAAAAGTAAGCTAACTCTAAATACTTCTCATAATCAGCCATGCCTTCATAAGTTAATTGAGGGTGCTTGCGTAATGACTCACTGCCATCTTCATTGATAACAGTTGAGCAACACATTGAAGCAAGTGGCTTTAGAAACATCTCACGACCTGCTTTAACGGCTCGACCGCCTGAGATAGCAGCACGATTACGAATAACCCCAGGTAGTGCGATTGTATATTCTGCTCTTGGTGTTTTTACGTCAGTTGACATTGTTAAGCCTTTTAAAATTGTTTGTCGTCAGCTTAACCAACGAATAATATGTATTATAGCAATATTGCGCACTAGTTACACTATCATGCGTCCTGAGCTTGTTACGTTGCTAGTGACAGGGTGATCATAAGTAATCATATAACCAATAGCTGTTGTTATATGTTGATATTCTGTCTCTTCTTCCTGAAAGCTTGAACCCTTCTTTAATTGCACTGTACTTAGTCCTTTGTGTGCGTAATTGCAACGTTTAACGTTTACGAACAAACTGACTTCTCCACTAGCTGTGAGTATCTTAGCTCTTACCGCGTTCTGCCTATCCTTTATTGCCGGAGCTTTCTTGTGTACTTTTCTTGTAAACCTCCAACCATTAGCGCGAAGATAATCTTCCATCTGAGTATAGTCAGACATGTGACCGTGCTTTTCTCCGGCCCTTCCGGCAGGATCGCCATAAATTATAACGTGCTTGTTTTTATGGTTTTTGTATCTTTCGCAAAACTCAATAGCCGACTGTTCTGTTACTGCGCTACTCAATATTATTTCATCAAGTATATAATATTTACCTTTTCTCTTTACCGCGATAGCTGAGCTCATCGGTGTGTAGTTGAAGTCATGATGCCAAAGCAGCTGCTCATGCTCTTGTATTAATTCATCAGTATGATTATTTGGTGAATAATCTTCGTATATCTTTCCGTTAGCTGTTTCAAATGATGCGGCAAACTCTTGATTATATTGCTTAGCAGACATGACCTTTTTAGCCTCTGCCGCCATCTCTGGAAATATCTCTTCCGTTTTCCAGTGAAACACTTTAAACATACCAGTATCATTAACCTTGGCAATTTCACAGAGATCGTAATAATGATTTAAGCCGTCTGGCACACCTAAACACCAACACCAAGCCCTATAATCTGGCCTTGTTGGATTAACAGTATTTAGCGCTGGGTATATATTGGCCTCCCATGCTTCGCCTTTTAAATCTGCAAATTCATCTATACCGCCACCTGTCCAAGGTATGCCTTCGATCCTTTGAGGTTTATCTAAGCCTATAACGTGTATTTCACTACCGTTATTTAAGAATATGATTCTATTTGATTCGCTCGGCTGCTTACTATGAGTAGTAGATAGTGTCATTGCCTTTAAATCATCCCAGAATATTTTTTTAGCTTGGTCGTGTGTCGGTGCCGCTGCAAAATAAATACCTACAATCTTATTTGCTCGCTTAACTAAAAAACGCTTAAATCTTTCTGTCTTTCCAGAACGCCTACCTGACGGAACTAAAGGAAATCTAACACCCTCATCTACTGCCGCTATTAAATCAAGCTGAACATCATGATCTTTTAATTCATACCACCTAGCAAGCTGCCTATCAATAGCAGTGTGACCTGTTGATAAATCCATTAATTCGGCAACTTATCAATTAGCTTACTAAGCGCATCAATTAGAGTATCATCACTATTTACTTCTTTTTCTGGCTCTCTATGTCCTAGTATGGTTTTTGTTGCCCATATACCGAAAGTCTTATCTATTGCCCCTGCTAGTCCACATTCATATAAATAAGCCTCTTGATAAAGTTTAGCCTTTTTATATGCTTCGGAAAAGTCAGGCTTTAATAACTCACCATCTTCACCTTTTTGAGTAGCCCAATCATGCAAAGTTGAAACATGAACTCCGCAATTTAAAGCAAACCTAGCCATCGTAGGGAACTTTGAAACCGTCTTTCTCCCATCTTCATCTACCACGTATGACTCAACATCAAAATAACTTATAAGATCCACTACAAATTTATCGTCGTACTTTGTTGGTGCGCCCATCTTTGACGAGTTTGCCATATACTGCCCCTTTAGAGCGTTTATTCACTGCTTTATTCATTAACCCCGTAATTAGAGTTAATGAATTGTATTTTTATCCACTATTTTTGATTATTGATACTAAGTATCTGTTAATAATGTTGCGCCTACATCCACTGTGAATGTTTCAGTATCAAGCAAATCAACCGCTGAGCCTCTGTCATACCAACTAATCAAAGCACCACCGACAGCAGATGAGTTATATAATACAACATATCTAAACTGAGCCATTGAGCCGCCTGAAGCTGTAAATACTACATCAGCTGTTGGCACTAATGAATATGTACCGTCCGTTTGTGTTGATGATGTAATTGCCACAGTCTCGCCACCAGCAGTATAACCATTGCCTGCCGCTATCTGTGTGATATCAGCAATAACCGAGTTTGTTTTTACTGGCAATGTGTTTGTTAGTGCAAATTTTAGAGTATCTGAGTCTAACTTGTGAACTCCATTACTTCTATCTGCGACGAATTGATCGAACTTATTAAATGTAGCCATGTTAATCCTTAAAGTTTACCGTAATTGTGGTTGGTTTGTATTCTGCTGAATATCTATCTTGTGCGAAACCTGCTGTAACAGTGCCTATTGTTTTGTACGTGTCACCTGAGTATTTCAATATTACACTAGTGCCTGATAGTGTGTAGCTCCCATTAACTGCAATTATAACACGATTAGAAAATAGATTTACATTGCTACCGATTAACGCATAACTGCCGCTGTCAATAATTGTTTTAGCATTGTATATTAACGCTATTGATTGACCTGTTAAGTTATAGCTACCATTATTTAAGCTTATTAATCTAGATGCTTTTAAATTAATACCTGAACCGTTTAAGTTAAACGCACCTGATTCTATAACCAAATAATCGCCACCAGGTATTGGTGTATAAACTAAAGTTACATCAGTACCTGTTAAATCGTAGCTTCCATTATCAGCAATTAACTTTCTAGATGATAATAGGTTAACTTGCGTTCCTGTTAATGAGTAAGTGCCTGAGCCTGCAATTACATTAGAGTTATGTATTAACCCTAATGTACCTCCTGATAATAAATAACCACCTGAATCTATAGTTAATAATTCACCACCGCTTGTAACTTCTATATACTCGCTAGATGTTCCGAAATTATCAGGATCGCTCTGATTAAGAAACAAGTCCAACATATAGTTATTATCTCTATACGTGTCAGAAAGGAAGTTGTCTCCTATCAATCCGTCATAGAAATTACTAGTGCCAGCACCCAAAGCGCCTATGAACGTATTGTGCAGAATGTTAGGTGCGCCACTATCAGTTATTGTATTCCCTTGCTGTACCCCATTCTTTAATATACGGACCGTATTGCCTGTACGAGTAACTGTAAGCATCTGCCAGACTAAAGCGGTAGCAGTACCCCGACCATTACTGGATGTTGCGTACCCATCCCAATTATACGATGTGCCGTTTAACCCTAAATAAGATCGACCATCTTCAGGGCTAACCCAATTCCCGATAATACCTTGAAATCCAGATAAATCATCGGGATTTATCCACACGCTTTGGGTAAAATCACCAACTGGCAGTATTGAATCACCTAAGTCTATATCTGAACTTGAGCCGTTAAATCTTAAAGCGTTGCCGATATTCCCCGTTTCTGATGTCACAGCGTTAGCAATTATTGAATTTTGATTGCCAGACGAATCAATTGGGGTTACTGATTCCATGTGCATGCGATTAATTTCATTTACATAAACCGCATTCCGCCCAAATGGTGCCGCAACAGCGGGCTGCACTGTTTGAGTATCATCTTTACCTAGTGTTATTTTGTCGCCAGCAGTGTAAGTGTCTTTTAAAAGCCATACTTCTGCACTAGGACTTCCACCAGTAACAAATGTAACAATATCTAACGGTAGCCGGCCTGTTGGCTGCTCATCTGGCAACCCTGCACTGGAGAATGCTTGCATATCTCCACCGCCATTAGCGAAAGCATTAACCCCATTAATCGGAGAGCCTGCAACCCCTAAATCTGATTGAGAGAACCAAGCGGCAGATAATAAAAATACAAACCCACCGCTATGAGTAGCAGTTGGTGCAGGCAGGGCTCGAGTGAATTTATGGGTTATAGCCATTACTTACCTTTACTATCCTTGATGCTCTTTTTTATATCTAGAATATGTTTAGTGAGTATTGCGATTATTACGCACAAACCGAATATAGAAGTCAAAGCCTTGATGATTGGCTCGCCATAATCAAGCCATGCGTGAGATGTGAACAGAGAGGTGACAACTAAGGACGTTTTAGGGTGAGCTACTGCCAGCTCTGTCACTTGCTTTATTGTTTCTTTCATTTTTAGCCTTTATTGCTCGCCTGATTTTTATACATTGTATCACGCGCTTTGCGGCTATCAAAATCAGTAAGAACATCCATAATATGTTCGAAATAAAATCCACGCCCTCCATAGTCTGCTACCCTTATTATTAATAGCGCCACTTGAGCTATAGAGATAATTGCATAGATAATATCATAATAAGTGGGTTGAAATCCATTTTTGTACAAAACAATGCCCAACACATTAACCAATATTAAAGAATAACTTAAGTAAGATACTAGGCGGTACCTTTTGTTTAGCATGTAACCAATAAAAGCCTCAATTGTTGCCGCTATCGAATAATACAATGTAGCCGATAAATCTATTGTAAATAAAAAATAAAAAGCCCACCCAAACAAAAATAATTCAGATGCAAGCTTTGTCTTTTTGTTAAAATAAAGGCCACAAAAAGCAGCCAATATAAAATACTGATAAGTATACATTTACTCTTTGTCCGGATCTTTACCGTTGCCACCTGGCATAAATACTCCTAACTCAATCATTTAAAGGAACCTTATTATAACATTATTTTAACCCAACTTTAACTAGCCATTTTTGAACATCAAAACCAGGGCATGTTTTATCAGATACCTCATTGTGACCGATGATTTTTGATTGCGGGTATTTAATTAGTAACTTTCTCACTAGATTTTCTAATATCGACCATTGTTCTATCGTGAATTTATCAGTGCCGATTAAGCAAATACCTAAACTGTTTTTATTGTGACCGCTAGCGTGTGCACCTTGCCAATACTCGGGACGACCGTTAACAAGTTTACCTTTTCGCTCTATTACGTAGTGATAACCGATACCGTCCCACCCTTTTTCTTTGTGCCAGCGGTGTATATCTTCTGCTGTATCTTCGCGACCGTTAGGTGATGCGCTGCAATGAATTACTATTTTATTAATCATACCGTAAACTCCAAATAATTATAAAGAATCACTAGCCCAATCCCAGAGTAGATTAAGCACCCGATCAGGAATTGGTTTAGCGTTAAGCCTGCCCTTACTTCTCTATTTCCGTTATCCATTTTCTTTGATAAACACGCCATCAACCATGGCGCCTTTACGGTCTTTAATGTCATCGTAAGCAACAGATAAGCATTCTTCTATCGTTAGGTTGTTGCGTGTAGCGATATTAATTAATACAACGATTATATCACCTATATCGTCGCGAATATCTTTACCTCTCGCTAAATTACCTGCTAACTCTCCTGTTTCCTCGATCAGTTTTAGAAATTGTGCTTGGTCGGTAGAGCCGTCAATTAAGTTTCTGTCATGATGCCATTGTGCTATTTTATTTGTAATCATTATTGTTGCTCCATTTGAATTATTTCTGCTTCGACCCTTGGATTTAACCTATCAATACCGCCATAACTTTCTGAGTTTGCAATAATGATATTTACGTTATCATCTTCGATCAACCTACTCTCGACTAATGCGTCTTGAAAAAACTTTTTTACTGTTCCGATAAAGTTATCTAAGTCAGGACTGTTATTGGCTTTTGCGAAGTAAGTGTATTTAATTTTAATCTTACCTTCAATCGGATCGAATGAATCCAATTGAGGTTTAATCATCTTTTTAAATTTAATTTTTGCTTGGTTAGATATTTGGTAGTGTGCGTTTCTGTACCAGTTTACAGCTATAGCGCCTTTCTTTGTTACTCCGTAAAGTGGTAAGGTGAATTTATAACTCATTTCCCTGTATCCATTATAGCGCGATACACTTCGCCAGATGGTACTTCGTAACCACACTGAGCCATGCAAGAATATAATATTTGAAATATTCCGCATTGCTCACCAAACTTATTTACAAAAGCATTTTTGTAATGGGTTACGTTTAAAGGATTGTTACTACTAACATCATGCAATTCAAAAGGCACTGGGATTATAAATTCATGACCTATTGATATTTTATTATGCTTTGCGCTTCTACCTAATACATGATGCAACTGAAAGTCTGTGCGACCTTCATACTCTGGACCATATAATCCACCTAACCCAACTTCATTAATAAAGTTGGCAATATCAGCCATCCACTTTCTTTGTTTTGCGTTTGCCGGTTTAGTTGCCATATCACTCACTCAACTTGTTAAATAAAAAACCTAAAAAGCCCACTCTTTGACGCTTAGCTCTATTGCAATCTGTATGCGCGTAATTAGTTCCGTGATGCTTACGCTTAGTTTGACCGCGCTGAATAGTTTCACGACATAAATAACACTGTGTTGGCTTTCTGTTTATCATGTTATATCTCCGCAAGTTTCGCTATTAACCTTTTGCTTGATTTCTCATTCTCTTTTCTTTTATATCTGCTTATCTGGGCACTTAAGCTGTCAATTGTTTTCTTTCGATCCTCTGCTAGTTGCTCTATAGCCTCCAGCTTTAGTGTCATCACGGTAAACTCATTGTTAAGTTTGTCGTATTTAGCTTTTTCTATATCTAACTCATATCTCATGTTATATCTCCGTTGGTCATCTAACGCACCGCTATGGAGGACGCAAAACACGCGCCTCTAAGCTTTATGTTATGCGGTTAGTAATATTTCTTAGCTTTTTGTATTAAAATTAACGCTCTTTTTAAATCAAAGTCTTTTATGGCTCTTTCAATATCATCAAAGTCACCACAAATACCGCTGCCATATTGTTCAGCAGCTTTTTCATTTGTTAAGTCACATTCTTCCATATCAAAAAATAAGTCACTCCAAAATTCTTTCATATATTCCCCCTCTAGTTACCGCCTAACAAGGCATTGAATATGACTAACTACAGCAAGCCACTTCGTTCCTCAATACCTTAGATTTAGCCGCGTTTTGTAAGTTTAGGCGGCTTTTCTAATTTCTACCAATACAGTGGCTATATTAGTTCCGCTTTCTTTAAACTCACCTGCTTTTATGTCAGTTACTATTGCGCCAACAGAATCTAACCATTCTCTAAATGCTACTTGCTTTTTCTGTGATCCACTAACCCAGCTTTTACCCATGACAGAAACTAGTAAACCTTCACTACCTAAAAATTCATACATGTGCAATACATGATCAATATCTTGGTTTTTCGTAAATGGTGGGTTTGCAACTATCCTCTCATACTTTATATGATCACTTGGATTAACTGATAAAAAATCAGTAGGAGTTAAATTTATGTCGTATTTTCTATTTAACACTTTTATGTTTTCAGGCATTAATTCAATCATACTAGGGTGAGCACCTATCTCAATTATTGCATCTACAATAGCGCCTTGCCCTGCGCTCGGCTCCAAAACAGCCATATCACAAGTAATGACCGCCCTTTTAATCATTAAATCAACAACCGCTTTAGGCGTAGGAAAAAATTGAAACTTTTTCTTGTCGTTTATAGCTTCACCTCCAACCAATCTATCCTTAACAACCTGCGCATCATCAGTAAATAAAAAGCCACATTTTTTATATTTACCCCCTGCTAATGTTAGCGCCTTTTTTACTGATGGGTAATTGGTAAATTGTTCATCCGTTGGCAGCTCTAATCTATTGCCGTTTACTATCATTTTATTTATAGAGTTAATTAATTCTGTAGTCATCTTATTTTTTCTCTCTCAGTAAGTGTCAAGCAGCCGCCTAACAACAATTTCAAACGGACTACCAAAGTTGGACAGCCTCGCTCCTCGTCTTTGCACCAACCTTATGTCAGCGCGCTTAAATTAAGGTTATCTATTGCACGTCCTTGTGCTTTGTTTAGTTAAAAAGCCAATGTATCGTCTTGTGGGTAATGTGGCGCTTGCTGTGGCGCTGCTTGCTGTTGGAATCCACCTTGCGCATGAGTAAACCCGTTTGCATCTCTCGGTGCTTGCTGTTGATTATTTGCAAAACCGCTTTGCTGCGGTGCCGCCTGCTGTTGAAAGCCAGATTGTTGCTGTGGTGCTGATTGTTGACCTTGCTGCCTACTATCAAGCATTTCCATTTTTCCGCCAAACCCTTTCACTACAATTTCAGTAGTATATTGATCTTGCCCTTGTTGGTTTTGCCATTTACGTGTTTGCAAAGCACCTTCAATGTAAACCTTTGAGCCTTTCTTTAAATACTCACCTGTAATTTCAGCGAGTTTGCCAAACATAACAACGCGATGCCACTCAGTTTTCTCCTTTTGCTCGCCTGTTTGCTTGTCTTTCCATGACTCACTGGTCGCTATTGAAATATTAGCCACCGCTTCACCACTAGGCATGAATTTAACTTCAGGATCTTGCCCTAAGTTACCTAGAATTATTACCTTGTTTACTCCTGACATTTCCTTATTCCTTACCTTTAGTTAATTTAATTAATAATTCATTCATTTTAGAGATAAATAAATCTGTTTTTTCTTTCATCTCATTTATGTAATCTTCATCACGGCAAACACGTTGCTGTAAATATCCTGCTGCACAGTCAAGGCGAGGATCAAAACTTAAAAAGTCACACCATTCACGGCCTGAAACCCACAATTGCATCTGTATTTGTGCTTTATAATCCGCACTGTAATCGTCAGACAATGCGCGTTTTAACTGAGTTGTAGTGTTAGGGCACTTTATCTCTAACAAGCCATCATCACCAATTAACCCATCAGGTGAAACGCCTATGAACTCGCTATGCTCAATAAATGCAACTTCACGCACAGATACAAAATCATTATTAACTTCATACATTGCTCGCGCTTGTGGTTCTGTTTCAGTACCCCATCGCATAGCATCATTTTCAAAAAACGGCTTGGAGTTACCTGTTATTATCTCAGCTATTAACTCAATCATATATGACTCTGATGTTTTGCTAGGAGCATTACCGCGACCTTTTGACATTACATCAGACATACGTGATGCAGTAATCTTTCCTAGTCGCATTTTCAGCCATGCTTCGCTGCCTTGCTCTACTGTGTCTATTATATTCATGATGCTATCTTCACTATTTTGTCAAAAGTTTTAACTGTCACTGTTTCAATCGTTTCAATTTTTAATGCTCTAATTATGCTCCACCCCTTTTGTGTTGGCTCTCCTTTTTCATCTAAAAGCAACTCGTTAATTTTAGCTATCTGCTCTTGATTTACCATCGGCTCTATTTTCTTGCTGCCATCACCTTCGTACTCTCCATTAATATCTTCACCAGCCCATAAATCAATCCCTAAGCCATGCAATGCTATTGCCTTTGTTAGCGCTCGCATTTGACTTTTATTTATGTCATTAGCTTTTGGCGCCATAGCAGTTTGATTTTTAAAATCCAATACTGCCATCATTTGAGTTTTAACCAAGCTGTTAATAGTTACTGAGCACTCGACAAAATAACCAACCTCGGTTTTAAGATAGGGTAATCCGTCAAACTTTGTAAACTCCCATGACATTTCAGGAAATAGTTTTGATGCTTCACGTACAGCATTAGACCATGATAAATAATCAAAATTACCTTTCTTTTTCGTTAACGCTGAAATATCTACATTGTTCAGCGTTTTAAATACTTCACTCATAACTCAACTCCTACAGCTTCAGCGTTTAAAAAAGAATCTGCTAATGTCTCATATTGCTCACGCGGTGATAACGTAGTTGATTTACGCTCTGCTAAATATTCTTCCAATACGCTATCTTTAAAATAATCCAGCAAGACTTCAGCATCTAACTGATCAACCATCTGGCGCATTAATCCGCTTGCGTCTGCATCATCAAGTAACAACCTAATTGTAGGTGTAAACGTTCCTGTTACTGGGTTTATATGCTCTATATGATCGCAAAGTACTTCTAGTGTTCCTATATTCATTTTAATCCTCCTTAATCCATTTGTCCGGCGCTTGTGCGTTATCCCAACCATAACCGTTAAAAGCTTGCCATCTACCTTTAATCCCTCTATTGAATTGCTGAGAGCCTTCTTTATAGTGTTTATATCTATAATCAACAATAACACCAACCGGCTTACAGTTCTCTGGTGTCTCTTCTTTAGAATCTACAATATTCATTTTAGTTCTCCCAAACTATTAATTATCACAATCTTGCTTCGTAAAATTCAGTATTTACTTTTTTCAACCAAAACTCTGATACTCTACTTACCCTATAACCATCTCTAGCTGTCCAGCGAGGTCTTTTCACTGGCACCGATGAACTAAAGTTATAAGATGTTTTTCCGCTATTAGAGTCAGAAAGCCACTTTTCCACTCTTTCGATTTGAATTCCAGACTTGTAAGCTGCTTTGACCTCGTCTATATCATCTGCAACTATCGTTTGATCTCCAATATAAACTTCTTTAATCACAAGCTACCCCCAAACCATTAAATGTTAGTCTGTATAGTGAAATGAGCTATTAATGGCTGTTTGCGCTTAGGGCTGTTGATTCAGCCTACCTTTACAACTGGCTTCTTCATTTTGCCAGTAACCAAGATTCGAAAACTAACTCACTTCACTTATACAGACTATAAAATTAAACACTGGTTTCCTTAGTCATTTTTTTCTGAGTCGGTTGATGGGGATACCAGTAAACGCTTAACCTCTCGACTTGGGTTTAATATTATACTAACTGAATTATATTGCAAGTATTAAT